ATACTGATATAACATTAGCTGAAGATCCACTAGAGCATAAGTCACATCACATTATATTACTTGAAAATGGTCAGATAGCATTACAGCCAAATAATAGAGTGCGTTGGTCTGAACCATCATTTGTTACTAAAGAGTTTCCATCTAAGCCTGATTACTTAGTCAACAAGGCTTGGTTTAATTGTGAGGGTCATGACAAATGGCATACTGAGGATTCAGATGCTATGTTTTATGACAACGTAGACCTAGATTAATCGGATTTTTACCGATTATTTACTTGCCAAATTGCATGAATTTTTCTAGATTTGGCAACTGAGAAACAGCCAAAACGTCAAAAAAATCTTTATTTTGGCTCATGCATAATATATTAGCTATTTTACCTAAAATTATATGCTTTTGCATAATATATTAGCTACTTTACTGATTATATATGTTTTAAAATATAATTATTATCTTTGTAAAAAAATAAATTAAATCAAATGGAAGGAGAATTTAAAGTAAGGGCAGTAGACTTCGAAGAAAAGTCTGTTGCTGAAGTAGAAGAACAGCTACTAAAAGAGCACGAAGAAAAGACAGGAATGGCTTCTACAGAAGAAACACCTGTTGAAAAGGTGGTTATTGAAGACACTCCACCAATAGTTGAAAATCAAGAGATTGATATAGACGACAATAAAGTTCTTTCATATATTGGAAAAAGATATAACAAGGAGATTAGCAATCTTGATGAATTATTTGAACAACGTTCAAGTAATGATGATTTAGATCCAGAGGTTGCTACCTATTTGAAATATAAAAAAGACACTGGTCGTGGAATCGAGGATTTTATTAGATTAAATAAAGACTATGATTCAATGGACCAAGACCAATTGCTATTTGAATATCGTAAAAATCAAGACAAAGAACTTGATATGGATGATATTAAGTTCGATCTTGAAAATCAGTTTGGATACGATTCAGACTTTGATGACGAGAAAGAGATTAAGAAAAAGCAGTTGGCTAAGAAAAAAGAACTCACCAAAGCTAAGGAATATTTCAACAGCTTAAAAGAACAATATAAAGTGCCTCTTGAGTCAAGAGAATCTTTTGTTCCGCAAGAAGAGAAAGAAAACTATGAAGCTTATAAGAGTTATAAACAAGCTACGACTCAAGCGGAGGAAGAGCAAGTAAAAAGGTCAAAGTATTTCGCTGACAAAACTTCTGAGTTGTTCTCTGAAAAGTTCGAAGGTTTCGGATTTAGTTTAGATGACAACAATAAAGTAGTATATAAGCCAGCTGAATCACCTGACTTACTGAAGGATCAATCAAATCTTCAGAACTTTGTATCAAGGTTTTTGAATGATGAAGGTTATCTAAAGGATGCTGAATCTTTCCATCGTGCTATTGCAGTGGCTTCGAACCCTGAGAAGTTTGCCAAGTTCTTCTATGAAAAAGGAATGGCAGATGCGGTTGGCAATGTTGCTAAAGAGTCTAAAAATATAGACATGACTCGACAAGCTACACAAGTCACACCAGCTCCAGGTTTCAAAGTTACAGCTATAGATGATGAACGTGGCAATAGATTAGTAATTAGAAACAAAAACAAAAATTAGAAAAAATGGCTGGTACATTACAAGCGAGTCCTGGTGTTGCAATTACACCTAGCTCAGTGAAGGCAGCATTGCCTACAAACTACATCACTAACTTTAATTTCTTGAATCAGTATCTTCCTGATACTTATGAGCAAGAATTTGAGCGTTATGGTAACCGATCTATCGCATCTTTCTTGCGTATGGTTGGTGCTGAACTTCCTACTAACTCTGACTTAATCAAATGGGCTGAGCAAGGACGTTTACATACAAAGTATACAAATGTTATTCCATCGTCAGCAGCTGGTTCAGATACAGCTACTTTTACAATGGCAACAACATCACCTCTTACTGTATGTAACTTTAGAGTTAATCAAACTGTATTCCTTTCATCTCAAAGTGTAGCTGCTAACTCTGCAAAAGGAGTTATTAGTGCAGTTGCTTCTGATGGTTCTACATTTACAGTTAAGTTTTACAATGCATCTGGTTCTCCATTTACTATTACTACTGAACTTGTAACTGTATTCGTTTATGGTTCTGAATTTGGTAAAGGAACAAGCGGTATGAGTGGTTCATTAGAGGCTGAAGATGTATTCTTTGATGTTAAACCTATTATCATTAAAGATAAGTATGTTGTATCAGGATCTGATATGGCTCAAATTGGATGGGTTGAAGTAACAACTGAGAACGGAGCTACAGGTTATTTGTGGTATATGAAATCAGAGCACGAAACTCGTCTACGTTTTGAAGATTATCTTGAAATGTCAATGGTAGAAGGTGTTCCTGCTGAAGCTACATCTGATGCATTAGCTTACTTGTCTCCAGCTACAGCTGCTGCTCCTGGTTCAGCTGCTGGTTCTACAGCTGCTGGTACTAAAGGTTTGTTCTACGAAATTGAAAACAGAGGGAATGTATGGGCTGGTGGTAATCCATCTGCTTTAGCTGACTTTGATACTATCGTACAACGTCTTGACAAGCAAGGAGCTATTGCTGAGAATGCATTGTTCTTAAATCGTCAGTTCTCTTTTGATATCGATGATATGTTGGCTGCTCAAAACTCTTACGGAGTTGGTGGTACATCTTACGGATTATTCGATAACAGCGAGCAAATGGCTTTGAATCTTGGATTTGCAGGATTCCGTAGAGGTTATGAGTTCTACAAAACTGACTGGAAATATCTTAACGATGCTACTCTTCGTGGTGGTCTAGTTGGTGGAGCTGTAAACGGAGTATTAGTTCCTGCTGGTACAACTACAGTTTATGACCAAGTTCTTGGTAAAAACGCAAAACGTCCATTCTTACACGTTCGTTACCGAGCTTCTGAAGCTGAAAACAGACGTTACAAGACTTGGATGACTGGTTCTGCTGGTGGTGCTGCAACTAGCGATCTTGATGCAATGGAGGTTAACTTCTTGTCTGAAAGAGCTCTTTGTACACTTGGTGCAAACAACTTCTTTATCTTCAAAGGATAAGAATAAATAAAGACAGAGTATCATTAGTGGTACTCTGTCTATTTTTTAAAAATTTAAATTATATAAAATGGAAAAGTTAACAATTAATCGAGTTAAACTCGATCCTAAAGACAGAACTTATATTCTGAAAAACAACCAATCACCTTTGTCTTATTATATAGCTTCAAAGGATACTCCTAGACAAAGATTACTTTATTACAACGGAGAAACTAATACCAATCACCCATTACGTTATGCTCGAAACTCAAATACTCCTTTTCAGGAAGAGCAAGATCAAAATGTAATAGTTGAACCTATCGTATTCGAAGATGGTATTTTAATAGTGCCAAAAACAAATCCAGTATTACAACAATTCTTACATTATCATCCTGGTAATGGAACAGAATTTTTTGAATTTGATAATGAAAGAGATGCTGAAGAAGATGTTAGATCAATGTACTCTGAGCTTGATGCACAGTTGGCCGCTAGAGATTTGGCTGCAAATGACTTTAATACATTAGAGGCTGTTGCTCGAATATTGCTTGGAGGAAGAATTGATAAGATGAGTAGTTCTGAAATCAAGAGAGATATGATGATTTATGCTAAGAGATATCCAGAAGATTTCTTGGATGCAGTAGATGATCCATCATTAAAAATAAATAACATTGCTGCTAGAGCATTGGCTGATGGTTATTTAGTAATGAAGAATCATGGTAAGGATTTGTATTTCAATTTAAAGGAGAACAAAAAGAAATTACTTACAGTTCCATTTGGTGCTAATCCATCAAGTGTTTTAGCCTCATATCTGCAATCAGATGAGGGTATTGAACTGTATCAATTCTTAGATGATAAGTTATCAAATAATTAGTATATTTGCATTGTTATTAATAATTAATTATTTGAAAGATGGAAAAGTTTTTAAGATTAACTGCTGGATCTAATGTTACAATTCTTAATGCTTCTAGCATTCAGTTTGTTGCAACTACGTTGGCAAATCCTACGTTAGTAGATGTTTTATATGGTGCTGGTGGAGCTACTGCTGCTTCTGATACTGTTCGTATCACATCATCTGCAACTGCAACAGCTTCTGAACAAGCTGCATTTAGAAATGCTATTTATGATGCTATTGAATTAGCTAATAGAGCATCAAGTAATCCAGATTCATTTATTGTTCCTGTATTACCTACTGGTATTACTATTGCAAGTGTAGCTTTGAATTAATAAGCAATCAAACTAGAAAGGAAGAGGCACTTATTGTAAGTGCCTTTTTTTATTTATCTTTGTAAGTATGATAAACGAAGTTAGAAATACAGTTCTGTCTATATTAGCAAAAGACAATAGGGGATACATAACTCCATTAGAGTTCAACCTATATGCCAAACAAGCACAACTAGATGTATTTGAACGATATATCTATTTGTATAGCAATGCTATGATTAAGCAAAATCAAAGAATGCATGGTGAGGGTTATTCAGATGTGCCAAAAAAGCTTTCTGAAGTTTTGGATACATTTTATAAGGAGGCACAATTAGTATACACAGCACCATATTTTGAAGTACCATCAGATAGTTATTTTATTCAGAGGTTAGTCATTAATAAAGGTACAACTGAAATAGAGAAAGTAAGTCATCAAAAAGCACTTTATTTATTATCTTCTAATCTAACTGCACCATCTTTCGCTTACCCTGTGTATACATTATTGGATAATGATGGAACAACTGGTTCAAGATCTAATCTTATGGTTTATCCTATTACATTAACTGCAAATATTTGGATTAATTACTTACGATATCCAAAAGAACCTAAGTGGACATATAATTCAGTTGGTGGCGACCCATTGTTTAATCCATCTGCTTTTGATTATCAAGATTTTGAACTACCAATGAGTGATTTTTCTGATTTGGTTGTTAAGATATTACAATATGCTGGTGTATCAATAAGAGAGCAAGAAGTTATAGCAGCAGCTAAGGCTGAAGAGCTACAAGAAATACAACAAAAACAATAATAAATGGCATACATTACTAACTATCAATATTATACTAACAATGGTGTAATACCTGAAGATACGAATTGGGGTTCATATCAATATGTTAGCCTTGCTGATATAGTAAATAACTTTATGCTTATGTATGTTGGCAATGATAAACTTGTCAATAATGTTGAGCGATATACTGTATTATTTCACGCAAAAAGAGCTATACAAGAATTAAATTATGATGCGCTAAGAAACATTAAGGTTATTGAGTTACATTTAGATGATAGTTTAAAAATGGTATTGCCTCCTGACTATGTAAACTATGTAAGAATATCTTTATTGAGAAATGGCGTATTATTTCAACTTACTGAAAACAGAACAATACTGTCAGCTACTGCATA